AGAGGTAGCTGCCGAGTTACCGAAGATGAAAATAGTTTAGCTTCCCAAGAAACAAGGAGACTTGGGCGCAAACTTAAATCCTCACCTGTGTTGAATGGTAAATCAGCTGATCTCCCATAAAGAGAGAGGCTGACCATATCAACATTCTTACCAAGAATATGCATTGGAAAATTCTTAAAAGAATTACCAAGCAAAGACTTGATAAGTAAGCTAGCTCTCTGGTCGAGAGCTGTACCGTGAAGAGTATACGTAGAAAAATTAGTATACTTATTCAAGGTAACCATTCCAAACAATGAAGAAGAAAATAAATTCTTCACTATTTTGGAAGAGTAGCCCATCAGATGGTCCACCGGTTTGTCATCATCCCATAGCCAGTTGGCTGAGATTCGATCACTAATGGGTAAACCATTAGGATTCCATCCCAGACCACCAAGGAAATCAGGAATTATTGCTAGTTCCTTGATAACCTTGACTTGCCTAGGTTTGAAAAGACCAATGGATTGAGGACCAATAAGGCGAGCGATATCAAGAAAAGATTCGTCGCTTACATCTCTCCACTTAAGTTGAGGTATAACCTTCATCTTAGTGATGATCTTCCCACCAAATTCACATAGTGAATGAGATGAGATAGATTTGTGAGATGCAATAGGACAACCAATCTGTTGTAAAACAGATTTGTAGTCTCGTGCTAATTGGTCATCAAGGATCACTACATCATCGCCAAGGACAAAGAACTCATTATTGAAAGGTTTATTCAAAAGACCTAACAATAATAAGCCATGAGTTAACGCAAAAGCAGCGAAACTCGGGTACAACCCTAAAGGTTGACCTCTTGTCCAGCGAACTTCCCCAACATCAGGGAAGTACCAGGATGCCTTTGAGATTTCTGAAAATAAATCAACTTCAGATTTCTCAAACATCTTCAGGAGTAATTCTTCCTGAAGAGCAATCGGAAAATAATCTGTTGCTCCTGATAAATCGATGGAGTGTATCATCTTACTCTGGTTTAACTGATCCTGCAAGACAGGAAATGCCTTACATTGATCAAAAGTACAATCCCATGGTAGATTTTCAATGAAGTTATAAAGAGCCTTACCAAACGGCTCTAATACTCTTTGAAATATACGACCGGGATTGGCTACAGCACGAAGCTTGTAGCCAGACTCTTGAATCAGACCAATACGACCAGCAAGGAGTGATCCATGAGTTTCTAGTGGAAAAGGATATCCACTAGGAGCCATGAAATGCCCGTAATCGTTAAATAATGCCGGTTCTAAGTTCTTTAAAACAAACTTATAGTGGCTATCATAAAAACGATTAAGGTGTTGTATGCCTTCAAAGGTATCATAAAGATACCTTATCGAGTCAACAATACCAACGGACTCGTTAACAGATCGATCAGGAAGAGGTGCCCTTTTACTTGGGCTAGGTAACATCATCTCCAAAGGAGAAGGATGAACCACCTTACCTATTCGAGGTCTCCCTGCTAACTTCCACCCCTTGTGAATAGCTTTCAATGCTATTGAAAGCTCTTCAAGTGTTGGAGGAGCAGATTGTACTCCAGTGAGAAACTTATCTTTCTGTTTAGAAGTTACCTTCTTTGCATAAAATAAGGTATAACACTGAAGTAACTGGATACCTTTAGAGAGATTCCGTTCATTTCTGAACATCCATCTCTGAAGTTCTCCCATAGGACCACAAAATAAACCCTTGCGGTTCTTGGATACCCAAGATGAGACAGGTTGCAAACCTGCTTGTATCCTGATGGTATCAAGTTTGATCGACTTAACCCGATCAACAGTCCACTCCTCTCCAGAATCAGAATACCACTTACCAATCAATTTCTTGAATGGTGTGGCAATCTTTTTCGGGATTCCTAAGGCAGCAGATCTCTGTGTCAAACCCTGTTGAAGCGCGGCCCGTGATAATTTACGAGTCATACAGTACTCCTTTTAAGGATTTTCTGAGCTTCTCAGAGGCCGAACAGGCGATCTGGAGAGTAGTTAAGCCCCACGTAGGATTTTATAAAGCAATCAAGGATATAATGAAATCATCATAAGATTGGTAATGAGTAAACTGCTGTTTTGAACACCCTCGGTATGGTCGAAATTTTTCGATACCATACCCAATGAGAAGCATCACAGAAATCACAGTCCTTAGATACACATGGCCTTATAAAGTGCTTTCGCTCTTTATAATACCTATCTTCCATACTGATTAAAACCTTAAGATCTCCCACACTCAAAATAGGTGGCACAGATGTTGGGGTATAATCATCTAGCTTTCCAGCTAGATACTGCTTTTCAGCAGCACTGTAATGGGATTCGTGTAGATAATACTGGGTATCTGTAGCTTCATCATTGGATACCAATTCAATGGTACCCGTGGTGTTACCAAACTTCTGTTTTCTCAGTTCCTTTCTCAATTTTGACATCATTTCTCCTTTAATGGCTTCATGATCTATGCCGATAGACC